TAATTTGTTGGTAGACCATTCAAAGCCCCGCCCAAATACATACCATCACTCATTGAAAACTGCGAAAAAGTATCTGGATTTGATCTTTTTCTAGTCTTCTTTACCTTGGCAATACTTCTCGAAGCAAAGCCGGCAATTCCAATATCTCCAGGTTTGGGGTCAATGATAATCGCATTATCCCCTCCTTGGATTCTGGAATAAAGCAAATTATACAATGTTTTGTGAGGCTTGCCATTGCCATCACCATCAATTTGATTAATCATTGGTTCAACATCTACAAAACCAACAGGTGAAATTCCACCAGAATTAGTACAAGACAAGACTTTAACAAGTGTCATTGTTTGTAATCTGGAAAGCATTTGTTTGATAACAAAAAGTTGTGCCCCATATTGGCCGGCGGAGTCGCCTGGATTTTGATGCCCCTGGAAATTTGTTTCCATCAATTAACCCATTCCGTTCTATAGCACATAATCTGCGACATCCAACGCCCTGCCGGCATTTCGCATTCCAGTGAATGCGATACTCTGTAAATACTCCAAATCCCTTTGGCTGGAGTTAAGGTACTTTCAACATCAACCCGGCCACCAAGAGCAAAATCAGGATTAAAAAGTGTTACCAAGATCAATCCTGTAGATGAAAAGATAGGATAACCAACCATTCCTGTTTTTGAATTTACCTTTATTGGATCGTCTTTTCTGTACCCATTTTTTGGCCAAATCGCTAATTTACCCCGATCAACCGTGTAATAAATATTTGCAGCGGCGGCGCATTCTTTTACTTGCGTGAAAGTGCTCCCTGAAAAATAAGTCCCCTCGGGCAAAATTTTATCAACGCCGTTATTTTCAAAAGTCTTACCCATTTCTTTTGCCAAAGTTTCCATGACAGAAGCCACAGCAACCGATTTTGGGTAACTCTTTGGTTCTGCTTGATTTACCGCATCGAAAGCAGCAGATAGGGCGATGATATTGAAAACAACATCTGGAGCATCTTGAAAATCTCCAAAAGCCGATAACATAACCCCTTCATAAACGGTCGATAAGGTACCGGCAACATCTCCGGCGACGATTGTTATTTTATTGTTGTTTAGTTTTGCCGGTCGAATAGGGCCAATAGCAGTCAATTCATTCATCACCGACAAAGGCAACCCCCATATTTGCAAATGAAGTTGGCCTTGTGCATCGCCATTGTAGCTGACGATATTTGCAGACATGCGCAACCCTTTAAGGGTCATCTCGCTTTGACCAGTAGCGCTGAATTTACCTTCTGCCAAAGTTATCGTTGCTTGTATTGTTCTTTTTACAAAACTCATAATTCTAATTCCGCTTGAGTCAAAAAAGCCAATAAATAACGATCAGCCAACCCAGTGTATGTCGGATCATTTGATCCTTGAGTATCAAAAAAAAATAAATCCCCTAAAAATCCCAAATATTTATGTCTGATCAATTTTGTTTTATTCCTGCATATTCTACAGGTAATTATCTCCACACCGTTTTTGAGAAGATCAAAATAAAGCCCGGTTCCTTCAGTCGAGAGTTTGGTGCTTTCTGCCGCATCACAACTTTTAGGCTTGGTTTTTGGAACAACAGTTTGGGGTGTTTATGATCAAGGGGATTTACCGGCTTTGACCCCTGATAGTTTTTTGGGAGTTGATTTTAAAAACGGATCAAACGTCCCAACTCATCCAATTGAAGAAGGCGGCTTTGGCACCTACAATAAAATAAACACACCCTATGATTGCAAAATAAAAATGGCAATCAGCGGCGACGAATTTACCAGAAGCCAATTTTTGGAGTCGTGCGCATCCATGTTGAACTCCACCGATTTTTATTCTGTTGTCACCCCGGAAAAAACGTATTTAAACGCAACTCTCCAGAATTATGCATACCGCAGGGAATCCAGGAATGGTGGGGCGTCCATGCTGATTGTCGATTTGTGGTTTTTAGAGATTAGAACGAATGTTTCAGATGTAGTCCCTACCCCTGCTGATGTTGACTCCGTTATTTTTCAAAGTCCCGGTATGCTCCCATGCTCCAGAAGTTGTTATAGTAGGAGCAGAAAGGCTGATGTTGCCACTACTGTGGATAACAATATTCCCGCCGTCTGTAAATTGGATGTAATTTGTTGGTAGACCATTCAAAGCCCCGCCCAAATACATACCATCACTCATTGAAAACTGCGAAAAAGTATCTGGATTTGATCTTTTTCTAGTCTTCTTTACCTTGGCAATACTTCTCG